CTTCGACGGCGGCGCTGGCGGTGCGGGTGGGACTAACGACTACGCAGATGGGACAACATCTGGATCGGGCGTTGGCATCTGGGCTGGAGGCGGCGGTGGCAACTTCAACGGCGCGGGCGGTTCTGGCGGTGGCGGTGCAGTCAACACCGCTGGTGCCGCTGGCACGGGCGGCGGTGGCGGTGGTGCCCCCGCTGACACGACTGGGAAAAACGGCGGCGGCGGCGGCCTCGTGATTAGGTGGGTGACGTAGTGGCTCATTTCGCTGAGATCGACGCAACGAACACTGTTATTCAGGTTGTGGTGGTTCCCGACTCTGAGGAACATCGGGGGCAGGAGTTCCTAGCCGACGACCTTGACCTCGGTGGAACATGGCTTCAGACCTCGTATTGGACCCACGGCAACGTCCACTACGACGCTGATGGACCCGACGGCGGTACCGCTCTGAGGTTCAACTATGCGGGGATCGGCAGCATCTACGACCCTGACGCCGATGTGTTTTATTCGCCGTCGCCCTTCCCGTCGTGGGTGCTCAACACGACCACCTACCTGTGGGAAGCCCCGACCCCGTACCCCGACGACGGCAAGTTCTATGAGTGGGACGAGGACACGACCTCATGGGTTGAGGTTGAGTAATGGCTATTGACTATCGCCAGTCCAGCATCGACTATCGGGAGTCAAACTATTCCTATCAGGGCGTCCAAATTCACGCTATTGCGGGTGCGATCACCAGTGCGGCGACGGTCACAGCATCAATCGCTGAAGTTGCTTCTATAGCCGGTGCGATTACTAGCACTGCGACTGTTACGGCAGCGATTGTTGAGGTCGCGTCGATTGCTGGTGCGATTACCAGTACGGCAACGGTTGTTGCAGCGATTCAAGAAGTAGCAATAATTGATGCAGGTGAAGCAGCGATCACTAGTACGGCTACCGTTACGGCAGCGATTCAAGAAGTAGCAATAATCGATGCTGGTGAAGCAGCGGTAACAAGTACGGCTACGGTTGTTGCTGGTATTGCCAGAGAAGTTGTTTTGAGTAGTGATGGAACTAGTGCAATAGGGGTTATTACAAGTACGGCTACTGTTGTCTTGGCTGCCGTTACCCGTAGGGTGCCTCAGCCGGAATTGACACTTACTGTGAATAACATTACTGGTAGTAGCAACGCGGAAGAACAACAGGATACTTTAACACTATTGGTGGGGGTCTAATGGCTACATACGATAAAGGCGACCAAGTGCGGATTACCGCTTCGTTTAAGACGGCGGGAACGGGAGTTGCTATCGTTGACGCTGCTACGGCTTGTACGCATCGTCAACCTGACGGTACCAATGCTACTACTCCGACGATAACCAAAGGTAGTGGCGACGCTGACAGTGGCATCTACTATGTTGACATTTCCTTAGATCAGGTCGGTACCCACACAGTCAAGATTGCTAGTACCGAACAGGTTATTGCCGCCGAAACGATTGAGTTAGTGGTAACGAAGTCGATCTTCGACCACTCTTAGACCACACCGGCCCATGACTGATACTTCGGCAGAACAAAGTGGCGGCAATGTCAGCAAAAGCCGGGGCAATAAGACGCGCGAACTCTTCCTTGAAGGCCTCGCGGAGCATGGAACTATCAGTAAGGCGTGCATGATCGCTGGTGTCACCCGGTCGGCCTACGACAAGTGGCGTCAACGTATCCCTGAATTCAGTGAACGCGCTGACGCCATCAGAGAGAAGGCACTTAGTAACAGCGGCGAAGAGAACTGGGACGGCTCGTTCCAGAGTTTCCGAAGTAAGTATTTCGGGAACCTCTCCCCGTGGTTCCATATCAAAGCCATCGAAGCCTACGAACACACACCACCCGGCAACATCACCATGATCCTGTGGCCTCCTGAACATGGCAAAACTACGCTTGCCGAGGACTACTTCTGCTACAAACTGGCTACCAATCCCCAGTTCAGGATCACAGTTGGATCTGAGGGCCAAGACATGGCTCGCAAGATTCTTGGGCGTATTCGTTCTCGAATGGAACCCCAAGGTCCGTTCCCCCGTTATGTAGCAAAATTCGGTCCATTTGTACCCCAGAACCAGTCTGGACGCAAAACCGCACAGCCTTGGGGTGCTGACTACTTTAGCGTATACAAGAAGAGTAGGCATGATGAACGCGACTATTCGATGGTTTCTTTGGGTTGGCGATCCAAGATTGCTGGTACCCGAACCGATCACCTACATATTGATGATATTCAGTCAAGGGTTTCTCTTAACCTGACCGAACAGATGTTCGAGATTTTCCGGCAGGACTGGTTGACTCGCCCCGGTGAGAACGGGCGAACAAGTATTAACGGTACCCGTGTCGGTGAGGACGACTTCTATGAGCGGATCATGGATGGGATCGGTGACGATATCCTCAAAGTCATTCGATTCCCAGCGATTGTTACAAACGACGAGGGCGAACCGGAACCGTTGTGGCCGGAAATGTTCTCATTGGAGCAGTTGGACCGCATCCGCCGCAAGGTAGGAGAAGAAGCGTGGTCGCGGAACTACATGCAGCAGCCGTCCAGTTCGGCTACTGCGACGTTTACGGACCAAGCGATTCAGAAGTGCATGAATCCACTCCGATCTGTCAACAATGAGCCGCCTGAGGGTTGTTCTATTTATATCGGTTTAGACCCCGCTTTGGGGTCAAATAACTGTGTTATCGCGGCTACTCCCCATGAAGGCAAGTTGAAGATCCTATTTATCCGTGAGGATACAGGATTGACCCGGAATGAACAGATTCTAGGCATCGTGGAAGATACAATCCTTAATTGTGGGCGTAATGGCAGCAGCGTGTCAGATGTAGTTATAGAGGCAATGGTGTTCCAGAAGGGGTTGTCAAGGGATCAACGCCTTGTAGAAATGACTGAAAAGTATGGATTCAGGGTCAGGGAACATCTAACGGGTATGAACAAGTACGACGAGGATATTGGTGTCCCGTCGATGGCATTGTCGTTTATGCGGGGTGAGATTGAGATTCCCTATGCGGATGATCCTGCGACACGTCACCAAGCAGACCAGTTGGTTCGGCAGTTGAAGGCGTGGCGTCCGCTGAAGCGAGGAACTAAACTTAGACAGGATCAGGTGATGGCGTTATGGTTTATCTGGATTCTGTGGCGGCAACGAAAGCAGTCATTTGACTTGGATACTTCACAATTCAGTTACAAGGGACTACCGTGGGGGTCAGTTGTGCCCTCAAACGCAGCAAAGGTGTTTTGATGTATTCGTTTGAAGAGATCGTCGGGATCATTAAGATGAGACAGAGCGGTAGTTCTGTTTTACTCAAACGGATGTTGGATGTCAAGGAAAGGTATAACGGTGATTATGTTATTCCGCTTCCTACTATGGAAGGGGAACCTATTCTCCCACCGTTGACTCCTGCTCTTATCGCAGAGAATATTGATGCGGTGGCTCAGCGGGCTGCATCGGTTATGCCTTTCATCGGTTGTCCTGCTATGGATCCCTCCAAAGAGCGGGGGGTGCGATCACGCGAATATGCAGATATTCGTCGTAGGGCGCTGGCTGGAACATGGTATCAGTCGAAGTATAAAGTCAAGATACGTCGTGCTTATCGTCATCTAGCCGGGTACGCCACTTCTTGCATTCTTGTTTCTCCTGACTTTGATAAGGGTATGCCTCGTATCGATGTACGCGATCCACTTGGTGTGTACCCAGAACCTAAAGTATATGAGGATGTTGATCCACCGGCTAACTGTGGGTTTATCCACGGTAAGTCCGGGGCATGGATTCGCGGTCACTATCCACATGCCCGTCAAGAGAACGGCGGTGTCGTTCCGCCGGATGATCGAAGCAGTCAGGAACTATGGGATCTGGCCGAGTGGATCGATGAGGAACATATCGTTATCGGTATCGTGGGTCCACGGTATCAGCATTTCAATCAGGGAAACCCTCATTCGACAACGCAGGAACTTTCACGGGCTGTCAACAAGGCTGGTATGCCGTGTGTTATCACGCCCGGACGGATTACCCTAGATAAAGTCGCGTCGTCCATTTCCAATATCGTCGGCATTGTTGATCTGATGTCGAAGATGATGGCTTTGGAAATTATCGCTCAGGAGAAAGCAATCTTCCCTGATAGGTATATAATAGGTCGGTCGGGTCAGGTGCCGATGATCGTCGGTGGCGAGTGGAAAGATGGTCGAGAAGGCCAAGTTAACGTCCTTTTGGACGCCGAGTCCATCGGGGAACTACGGTCGGCACCTGATCCGTCCACTAATATTGCGATTGACCGATTGGAGCGCAATGCTCGAATCTCCACAGGAACGGTCCCGCAGATTGGTGGAGAGTCATATGGCGCTCTTCGTACTGGTAGAGGCATTGATGCACTTATGGGTGCGGCGCTGGACCCACGCATTCAGGAGATGCAGGAGATCATGGAGGCGCATCTGCCGTATATGAACGAATGTATCTTTGCCTCTTACAAAGGTTACTTTGGTAGTAAGAAGTTCTCCATGTATACCGGTTACCCCGGTGATTTCGGGCAGGTGGTGTTCACTCCAAAGGAACACTTCGAAATCAACGATAACGTGGTATCACATTCTATTCCCGGTGCAGACATTCAGGGTACGACTATCCAGTTGGGACAGTTGCTCTCTATGAAGGGCATCAGTCTTCGTACCTTCCGTACCAAACACCCGTTCATTGAAGATGCTGAGATGGAAGGACGCAGGGTAGATGAGGAACAGTTGGAAGAGGCCGTTCTGGCAGCGATCCAGCAGCAGGCTCTGTCTGGTCAGATGCCAGTGATGTATGTCTCTAAGATTGAAAAGCATCGCAAGAAGGGTCTGGATATCTTTGAGGCCATAGAGAAGGCCGACGAAGAGATTCGTAAGGAACAGGCTACACAGGCTCCTGCTCCCGGAGAGGGCCAGATGATGGCCCCAGAACAGACACTAGGTTTGGCTGCTGGACCGGAGGGGTTGGCCCAACAGGGTCAACAGGGTCCACCGGGACACTCTCCCGAGTCGGCCCGTCAAATGGCTGACGCTCTGAGGACACAGTAATGGTACGACCAAACAAGGGTGGCGGTCCACCAGTTCAGAAGGCTCAGGCACCCGGTTTGGAGGCCGGTGGTGCCTATCAGGAGTCAGGAGCGCAGAAGGCCGCTCAGAACTCCATACCGCTCGTTGACACGGCTGCCCAGCCTCCGGGCACTCCACCCCCCGGAGCGGTGGAAGCAGGCGTACAGGATCCACGACAGGCTGTTCGGGATCCGATGGAAGCGGCATCAGGCTTTCCCAATACGGTGACACCGTTGACGGCACCCGGTCAGAATATTAAGCGCCCTATTAAGGGCATGGATATTGATAACAATATGCGTTCTGCTGCGGTATTGAAGGAGTGGGCGGCGACTTCTACCCATCCGGCGGTACAACTAGCAGCGGAGCAGATGGAGGCCATGCTCCGTAATGGCTAAATGGTCCCCAAAACCTTATTCTGATTGGGGTAACCCATCTGACGGCGCGTCTGTCAATAATCTGGCCTATGGGCAACGCATGGGACTGATGTTGGATTCTCAGGCCAACCGGTTCTTTAGGCAAGATCCGACCACAATGGTCAATCTGGCACAGTCGAATCTGTCTGATAGCGACATGCTGGAAACCATGCTGACGGCCAGTAACCAAGTTGCATTGAATGAAATGAAGGGTTTCATGGAGTCGCTGCCTCCGAGGATGCAGCCCTCCGAGTACAACCGGCTACCCCAGACGACCCGAAGGCTGTTGACGGGTGCGGGGTATCAGATACCTGATCCAGAAGAAGATAAGCCTCTATGGAAGCGTATAGGTACATGGGATTGGCCGTTGATACCGGAAGAGTATTTGTATAGGAATCCGATAATCGGATCAGATACGTTTCTAGGAACAGCCGTGAAGGGGGCATTGGCTCCGGTACGGGGGCTTGGATTCCTTAGCGGCAAGATTGCTGGTGGCGTTTGGGAAAATGTTGTAATGAAGCCCAGCCGGTTTGCTCAACGGTTGTCCCGGTGGGGAAACTATTTGGACGATATAGATGATCCGTGGGCATTCCACAAGCCCGGACTGTGGCGAGAATCATGGAACAAGGTCAAGATTGAAAGCGACTCCTTCTCCAAGGAGGCTGTCGGACATTCAATTGATCTCATTGGTCCTGAAGCAACAATGCTTCTTCGTAAGTCCATCTCTGAAGAGGGTGTAGCAGGGGTATACGAATACTTTACGGAGAAGGCCAAGGCGGAAGGACGGAACGCTTCATGGACTAACGACCGGTATTTGGCTTGGTACAAGACACTGACTTCTGCTGATTCTCTAGCCGCTAGAACATCCTTGGAGTCTCGCCGTCTGGATTCCTTCCACTACTCAATTCGGAAATACAACAGAAGCAACCTGTTCCTGCCTGATGCCACACCTGAAAACATTATGGGCAAGGCTGTCGGGTTCACTGGGGCGATGGCCGTAGAGATCCTGTTGGATCCGACTATGTATATGGGTGGCTTCTATACGAAGATAATCAAGCGTGCTAGGGCTGGACTCCGTGGTGGGGGCACAGCCCCGTTCCAGTTGCATTTTTGGGAGAACATGACGGCATTGGATCATGTTTCGAATCCCGGAACGAAGGTACCCCTTGCAGGCTATGGAACCTTTAAGGAAGGGCTAAAGGGGTATGGCGATGAGGTCATGCAATGGGCGAAAGACCATCGTCAACTGCGGTCTTTGGGACTAATCAATATCAATATCAGGGCGCAGGCTCGCGGCCAGAACACCATGATAAAACTTATCACTGAGACTTTCAGTGATATGGATGAGATCCATGATGCGATGCTGCGGATTAGACAGACCCGTGCAGCAGAGGGGTTGCCGTCGCTAGACCCAGCGATGCTGGAAAGAGAGGCGATGCTCCTCACAGGGAAAACAAATAAGATCGCAGAGTTGTCGCGTTCCCGCCCCGGACTGGATCCGATTATCCCTGAGATGCTTCAGTGGCATGAGAGGGCACGGGATACCCAAGTCATGCTGGTTAAAACTGCCGACGATGGGGCACCGACCATTGAGTTTGTAGACGCTTGGTCTGGCAAGTTGAAGAAGGGTGATGTAATCATTGGAGCAGACAACGGGTACATCACTCTTGGTGATGATCTGTTGTCTCCTATCCCACGGGCGTCTAGGGCACCGGTCCCCACCTTGGCGTCACGGCAGGGATACTGGCGGTTCATGGGTGATGCCCAAGGGCAGAAGTCATTGACTACTACTGCTGGGGGCGTTGATCCTGAGGCCATGTTCTTCCCAAAGATTGGATATATGGGATCCAAATGGATTGAAGGCAAGTCTTATATGCGACGGACTGTCAAGTTTGGTGAGCGGGACAGTGAAGTCATGGCAGACATGGCTCGCCTGACCGCCAACTGGATGAAAGAAAAGACAGACTATGTGGTGGCACGGGTCATCGGTGATGTCGAAGACGGGGTTATTGCGGTAAGCCGTAAGGTCAATGGAGAAGATATCTTTCGGATCCTGAACGAGCCAAACGATCAGGCAGCGTTGGCCTATGCGCGTGCTGCCGGGTTGAGCCGTAACGATCTTGTTGTACTCAGGGAACATATGGATGATATCTCGGCGAACGCTCATCTCAACATTTTGGATGATGGTGACTTCTCTGAACTATATGGCTACTACCAAGCCCAAGGGTATGAGTTTATCAAGAATCCGTTGCCCGGTGGAAAGGCAGTAGCACTACGCCGACCGGGACTCCCTGTCCCCTTTAGAGGCGCGTTCCGTGCTGCTGGGCATTACTACAGGGACCGTGGGCTACACGCCGCATCTTCCGTGAATGGTGAGGTTGCGCTAGCAGAACAAATGGGCTGGTTCACAGGAGCGGCGGCAACTGCGGCAGCCTATTACCCGGCCAAGTTCGCAGAGAAGTTGTTCTCCTACGCGCCACGTCTTCCATACATTGATGTAATGGATAACAATACGGCGATTCGTGAGTTCAAGGGACTTATCGATATTGGGATCATGGCGCATATCCCACGCGCTGATCTGGACGATATGTTGCGACAGTTCATTATGGGTAATGAGACACAACGATGGGTTGTGCAGACTCAGTTCTTCTTGGACTTCATGGGTCGGAGTGGTGCCCTACTCCACGGTGGAGCGGACGTTCAAGAATACATAAGAAAGTTTATTCGTCACGGTAACGCCCACTACTCTGTACTGGGACTAGACGATGTGAGCATGTACGGGGTGAATGTCAAGCGGGGCATTATCGGCGCACCTGCTCACGAAGCGCACCTGTCACGAATGAATGTGATCCCTGACTACCGGGAACTAGCCGCAGTAGCCCACTATATGAGTTGGTACCGGATGATCGGCTGGGGGCTGCACCTTCCCCATCTGGATAAACTGATTTCTCGAACGTGGCGTCCTGCCGTGCTGCTCAGGTTGGGGTATGTGTTCCGTAACGGTGGCGAGGAACTGTTCTCATGGTGGCTGCGTGAGGGACCGGTGCACTTCGCGCATCAGAAGATGGCTCGTAGCGCCAGCGGTCAGGTTGTTATTTGGGACGGATACGGTCGAAAGGTAGTTAAGGATCTCAATAAGGTGGACAAGGCCGTCCATGAGTCGATCCTCTGGAAGCCTATTTCCCGAATATGGCGGTCGTTCAATGAGGTCGTTGGCATCGGTGACTTTGCTATTACAACTAAGGCAGTTAAGGAGTCCATCGAAGCAGAAGGAATGAAATGGGCGTTCCTGTCAGCAGATGAACAGGCAGCAATCTTTGAAACGAACCGGCGACTGGTCAAAAGACGGATTGAAGCCCAGCCTCTAGGCAGGGTCGGGCGTGGCATGTTCGAGATGGGCAACCGTTACGCCGACATGGTTGCCGAGTTCACATCTCGTGTATCAAAAAAGGTGGGTATCCCCAGTAGGCGAGAAATGTCGGAACGGATCCTGAGGGCAACCGATCCGGCGCATGAAATACGGATCGAACTATCCACAATGGCGATGCTTAACCCCACCATCCTAGATGAGCAGATGAAACAGATTCTAGGTGTCTATGACACCTATCTGAACTTCGAGAAGAACTCTCTTTCTAATGTATTGCGTCAACAGGGTGTCGGATCAACTGTTCCGGCTCTACTGAAACTACCAATCGACTACACAGGTACATCGGTCAGGTGGGTAAAGAACTCTAGTGCCGGTGACAACCCGTGGGATAAGTCGGTTGCTTTAGCACAGTTCGCACAGCACCTTAACGATTCACCAGAGAACCAAGCATTCGTCCGGGAGATGCTGCACTTTGCCTCACAGCAGCAGGACGCCGGTTTCGATGAGATAGCCCAACGGCTTGTCGATAGTTTAGCGTTGGATATCCATAAGGCACGGTTTGTTGGTACGGATGGCCGACCACTACAGGTCATTCCGAGTGATCCCGGTGTTGTGATGCACACTATTCCTGTTCAGACCAGCCATTTGGACGCTCCTAATGATCCAGTATCGGTCGTTATCACTGGGCCTCGTCCGAAACCCACCACGAAACTGCCTGATGGGACGGTGGTAAAGCGTCCGCCATTGGGCGACGAGGAAGTTATTCGCATCAAGCGTGCGATCAAGGATTCATTGGCGGCTCTGCCACCGGGATCAACTGTGCGGGTGGGTGGCGCTCAGGGTGTTGACACTTGGGCAGAAGAGGCTGCCGAGGCTCTGATTAGAGGGGGCCAAGACCTCAATATACAGCAATATTATGTTCCGCCTAAGGGGCATCCTGAGTCGTGGGACAGTATGAAGGGGGGCGCGGGGCCGAATCGTAATACCCGCATGTTGGAAGGTCGCCAACTCGGTGACCCTACGGATCTCCGTGTGCCAGAAGCAGCGCATGGTAAGGCTGATGCCACATTTGCTTTCCATTCCCGCCCCGGTAAGGGCTTCGGAGAGGGGGCCAGCCAGAAACCACAGATAACGACGACTGGTTTGACACCGCGCGGGTTCAAGTTCCTGACCGGAACGATGCGTGGTGCTAATCGGTATCAGTCAAAGCGGCTAGTGGTGCCGTTCTCCCAGTTGATGGATAAGACGGAGTTCGCAGGAAAGATGCCCAAGGCAGGAATCGTAATG